GAGCTGGACGCCGCCTGGAAGCAGTCCGCCGCCCAGAAGAAGCGCACGCCCCGCAAGCCATCCGTCCCCAAGGAACCCAAGCAGCCGAAGGAGCCGAAGGAGCCCAAGGAGCCTAAAGACCCGAAGCAGCCCAAGGATCCCAAGGATCCGAAGAAGCCGGGCGGCAGTGATCCCAAGGATCCCAAAGACCCCAAGAAGCCGGGCGGTGGCTCCGGCGAACAGCCCCAGCCGGGCGGCGAGAAACCGAAGAAGCCGGGCGGCGACGGCAATCCGGACATCCACCTGCCGGAGGAATAGACGTTTATGTGTTGGGGCCTAACGGCCCTGTTTACCTGTGTAGGGGCGCAACAGCATACGCCCCACAGACGTCCCGGCAGGGACGGGCAGCGGATATATTTATTCGGCCCCACGGGGGCCGTCTAATGGGGGCGTATTCAATACGCCCCTACACGGGTACCATAAAATGAGGGTCGCCGCGCACCTAAATCCTGTTTTTGGCGTGAAATGACCCTCGCCGCAGGCTTAAATCCTGTTTTTAGCCCAAAACGAGGGTCGCCGCGGGCCTAAATTCTGTTTTTGGCGTGAAATGACCCTCGCCGCAGGCTCCAAATCGATTTTTAGCCCAAAATGAGGGTCGCCGCGGGCTTCAAATCGGTTTTTGGCCCAAAACGAGGCTCATTTTGGGCTTCGAAACGGTTTTTGGTCTGCGGCGACCCTCATTTCACACCCCAACAACGAACAGCTAACAACTAACAAGGAACAACGAACACCTCAACAACTAAACACATAAACGGGGGCTTTAGCCCCCAACACCTCAACAGATAAACAAATAAACAAACCATGAAAGTACTCTTTGAAGGCACCGGGGCCATGTTTCCCGTGGCCACCGCGTGTTTCTTATTCGTTTTAATCGCCATCATCGTAGACCTCATCAGCGGCATACGGAAGGCCAAAGAGAGCAGGCAAGAGATCCGCTCGAAACCGCTCAGCCGGACGGTCACGAAGTTTGTCATCTATGAGGGCGCCGTGGTCATTGCGACCATGATCGACTATATGCTGCATTTCTCGCATCTGTTTGTATTGATGAAGCTGCACCCCATCGTAGGGTTGCCCGTCATTACCTGTCTGATGAGTGTCTTTCTCTGCATTATCGAGATTCTCAGCGTACGCGAAAAGGCCGACGAAAAGACCCGCCGCCGCTCTGAGGCTATCGTGCAAGCCGTGATTGAAGCCCTTGGGACGGATAACCTCGCCGAGATTCTACGGAAGAAGGCGGATGACACCTTGCACGGTCACCAACCGCCCCCTCAACAACCCAACAAATAAACGATTCAACAACCAACAAATGGCAGATATACACAGATTAGGCGCCTTCATCCGGCGCTTTGAGGGCGGTTTCGCTAACGATCAGGACGATCCGGGCGGCCCCACGATGCGCGGCGTGACAATCGCCACGTATGAACACTATTGCCGCCTCCGGGGCTATCCGCGCCCCACGGTGGAGCGCCTGCGCGGCATCTCGGACGAGGAGTGGTGGGACATCCTGCGCACGCTCTACTGGGATCGCTGGCAGGCGGATCACATCGTAAACCAATCGATCGCCGAGCTGCTCGTAGACTGGGTCTGGGCCTCGGGCTGGCCCGGTGTGCGCATCCCGCAGCGCCTCCTGGGCGTACGCGTGGACGGCCGTGTGGGCCCCGAGACGCTCCGCGCCGTGAACACCTACACACCGCAGCGCGAACTCTTCGACCGCATCATGCGCGCCCGGGAGGAATTCATTGACGAGGTCTGCCGACGCCGCCCCCGGAGCATGAAGTATCGCCGCGGGTGGCTACGCCGGCTGCATAGCATCACCTTTGAAGAGCAAGCCCGATGAGCGCCGAAGCGTTCGACGTCTTAGCGTTCACGCGAAAGAGCAGGGCGCGGCTGATGGATGGGCGGGAGGTCTACGTAACTGCCGTCGACTTCGAGCGCCGACAAGTGAAGTTTTACAACGAGAAAGACGCCCCCTACTGGGTGAATCTGGACAGGGTGGCGGCGATCATTTGAAGGGGGGCGGGCAGATGAAAAAGAGGCAAGACGATTATGAGGCCTTTGTGGCCAAATTTGAGCGCAAACGCACCTCCGACGATTGCTACACGCCGCCCGAGGTGTACGACATCGTGCGCGGCTGGCTCAGCGAACAGGTCGACCTCGCCGGCGCCCAGATCGTACGCCCCTTTTGGCCGGATACGGATTACCGCGAAGTGGAATATCCCGATGGGTGCGTCGTGGTGGACAATCCGCCGTTTTCGATTTTCGCCGAGATCGTACGGTGGTACTTAGAGCGCGGCGTACGCTTCTTCCTGTTCGCTCAGCATAAGACGATTTTGGGTCTCGATGCGCCCTACACGCGCCTCGTTTGCGGCGCGGATGTGATTTATGAGAACGGCGCCGCGGTGCGCACCTCGTTTGCCAGTAACCTATTCGGCGACGTGCTGGCTATGTCCGTGCCCGATCTTTACGAACGTCTCACCGCGGCTGCGCGTAGCAAAGATCCTTTGCCGCGTTATAGCTATCCCTCGCATTTGCTGACATTCTCCGATCTGGCCCGCTGCGCCAGCCACGGCGTAGCGCTCTCAATCCCTCGCAATGAGGCCACGTTTGTCCGCCGGTTAGACAGCCAGCAAGCATCGAAAAAAGGCATCTATGGCGGTGGTTTTTTGCTGTCTGACCGACAAGCCGGCCGCATGGAAGAAGCCCTTCGTGAGGCCGACCGCCATAAAGCGGAAAAAGCCGCCCAGGAGATCGAAGCGCATGCGTGGGCGATCTCCGACCGTGAGCGCGAAATCATCGCCCAGCTGAGCGCCGGGCAGGCTTAGTTTTTCACCTTTCGTTTTTCATTTCTTCCCCATGTTCCTGACCGTCGACGAACTTTATACCCACCTGCATGACGAGACGGTGGCCGTCATTAGCCGCGACACGGAGGCCATACCCGTGGCCGCTATCGATGCTGCCATTGCCGAGGCCAAAAGCTACTTGCATGACTTCGATACGGCCGCCATTTTCTCGGCTGAGGGTGAGGCGCGCAATGCGCTGTTGCTGCTATTTGTCAAAGACATTGCCGTGTGGCACTTTGTGAACCTCGGGAATGCCTGTATCGATATGGAACTGCGCGAAAAGCGTTACGACAGCGCTATCGCGTGGCTGCGGCTTGTGCAAAAGGGCGATCTCTCGCCAGACCTACCCCCGCGCACCGCTGAGCCCGGCAATGAGTCGCCGATCGGAAAGATCCACTTTGGCAGCAATCCCAAACGCGGCCAGCATTATTAAGCTGTTGAGTTGTTTAGGCCTTTGGCCTGTTTAGGTGTTGGGGCAGATAAACGACTCAACAAATAAACAGGGGCGAAGCTCTCAACAATTCAACACTGATTAAACACCGATTAAACGCCATTTAATGAGCAATAAAACGAAGCATAAACAGGCCGCCGCTGGCCCCATCTCTACGCAGATCATTGTGCAGCCTGTGGTGCGCACCGTCCACGATGTGGCGGCGTGGCGTTCCGCACTGCGTATGGCCGACAACGGTAACCGTACAAAGCTCTACGACCTCTATAGCGACATCCTGCTGGATGGTGTGCTCGCCGACGCCATCGATAAACGTATCGACGCCGTCAAAGACGCCGATCTGTCGTTCACTATCGACAACAAAGACGTGGATGTGATGTATGATCTGATGGATACGGTCGAGTTCGAGGAACTGATCGGCGAGATTATGATGGCCAAATTCTGGGGTATCTCCGTCGATGAGTTCGATTTTGATGAGGATCGAACCTTTCGCTTTACGTCTATCAATCGGAAGCACATCCGCCCGAAGTTGAAAGAGATCGTAAGGCAGCAGACGGATGACCGCGGCATTTCCTACGCCGGTGATGATCGGGTTATTCAGTGGGGCAAAGACGACGATCTCGGGCTACTGCTGAAGGTCTCACCATTGGTCATCTACAAACGCGGCGGATTTGGCGACTGGGCGCAGTTTGTCGAGCTGTTTGGGATGCCGCTTCGCATCGGCAAATACAGTGCGATGGATGAAGCCAGCCGCCGCGAATTGATCCGTGCCTTTGAGACGGCCGGATCGGCGCCTTATCTCGTTATCCCCAAAGAGACGGAGGCCACGCAGGAAGCCAATGCTGCGTCTGGCAACGGACTTCTATATAAAGAGTTCCGGCAGGCTTGTACGGAGGAAATCCTGATCACCATTTTGGGACAGACGATGACCACCGTAGACGGCAGTTCGCTGGCACAAGGACAGGTGCACATGGCTGTTCAAGAAAAGAAGCACCGTGCCGATAGGCGGTTCGTGGAGCGCATGCTCAATCGCTATTTCGTGCCCATGCTCATCCGCCGCGGCTATCCGATCACCGGCGGAAAGTTCCGCTACATGGATGCCAAACGCGAGCTCGAGGTGCCCGAGATCATCCAACTCTCGGACATCCTACCCATCCCGCAGAGCTACCTGCATGAAAAGTACAACATTCCTCTACCCGAGCCCGGCGAGCCTATTGCCCGCCGGCAGGCGCAGCCACTCTTTAGCGTGCCTGAAGGGGACAGTGAGGAAGAAGAAACGGACGAGGAAGCCAGCCTCGACGAAGGCAAGGCAGACGCGCCAGAGCCTGACAAAAAGGCAGCGGAGGAAGATGCGCCGACAAGTCGCAAAGTGAAACATGCGGATCGCGACCGCAGCAATTTCTTTACCCGGTTATTCGATTTTTTCGTCCCCGCCCGGTCATACGGCCGGGCGACATCCGACATCCTCACACTCTCGGAAGCCACGCTTGCGGATGCCCTGATCCGACAGACGATTGAGACAAAGGGCCGCGCTTATTTCAGCGCCGACCTGTTTGCCTACACCCACACGGAGCTCATCCGCGGACTGCGAAAGGGCTATCGCCGCGCGGACGTCCGTCTGGCTGATAGTGGCTTTGTCTACAATGCCAACGATGATGCTTACATCACCGCCTTGGAGCAAAACCTGTTTCATTTCTCAGCCGCCAAAACACTGGCCGAGGTAAGTGAGTTAAACCGTCTGTTCCGCGAGAGCAAGGGCTACAGCGATTTCAGAAAGAAGGCCAGAGCGCTGCTGAAGGTGTACAATGAGCAATGGCTGCGCACGGAGTACAATACGGCCGTATCCGTGGCCGAATCGGTAAGCACCTACCGGCGCCTTATGGCGCAAATAAACGTGTTCCCATTCTGGGAATACCGTACCGTGGGCGATGATCGTGTCCGACAGGAACACCAAGCCTTGGAGGGGCTGACCTTGCCGACAGATGATCCGCGCTGGCAAAAGATTATGCCACCCAACGGGTGGAACTGCCGTTGCTACATTACTCCCAGAATGAGACACGAGGCGGCCGAATTGGATATGAATACAATGCGTGCGCAATGCGACGAATACCTTGAATCGCCCGAATGGAAACGGTGCGAGACACAGGGATTCGGCATCAATCGGGCTAATGAGGCCGCGGTGTTCACGGAGAATCAGATGTATATCCGCAACTTTACGGATATGCCGGATAAGACGATCGAGCAGATCACCCCGGAAGAATGGGGCGTTGAGGGATCGATCGATGTGCTAAAAGATGAAGCAAAAAAAGAGGTACCCAAATACAAGGGATCACCGGAAGAATGGTTTGATGCGAATAAAGTCATTGAGGCCGGCATGGAACTATTGAAGGTGAAAGACTATGTCGGCCGTGTGTGGCAGATGACAAAGAAGGCGTTTACTGCACACTCTACAGATATAGTAAAGAAACGGGCTTTCCGCACTGAGTTTTTGAATACCATCCGGGAAGTAGCTGATGCGCCTGATGAAGTGTGGCTTGGTCGAGATCGAAAAGATAGGAACACCCATGTGAGGGCAGTCAACAATTACATAATGATCAAATACTACAAAGATGAGGCGATCGCCGTGATTGGAAAAGTTGAACGAGCGAAGCTGATGCTAAAATCGTGGTATGTACTAAGGGATAAGAATGTGCGTCGCGGGTTGCTGATTAAGAAAGCCCTGAAAACAAAATAAGCCGGATGGACTCCGGCTTATTGGGGGATTGATTTGCATCTCACGCTGTAGCTGTTACAGTCGGCCTGAACCCCCTTACATCCCCGAGGTGTTGACCTTAGGCCTTAACCGTGGCTGCAAACTTCAATGCAAATATACGACGAAACTGGGAACAGAAGATGGATATAGATGAGTTCAAGAATTATTTGAAGGCTTTACCGGAAAAGATTTTGAGCACTGCGCCTGCCATTGTGTCAGAGACAGCCGTAGAGTATTACAAAGAGCGCTTTGCGGTGAAAGGGTTCGATGGATCTCCGTGGATACCAGGCAGACCGAAAAAGAGCGGCTCCCTATTGGTGCAAAGCGGTAATCTGATGAATAGTATCCGTCCCGCCTACGTGGGGCCGGATAAGGTCGTCATCTCAGCCGGTAATGCCCAAGTGCCCTACGCACAAGTGCACAATGAGGGGTTCGAGGGGGATGTGGCTATACAGTCCTACGTGCGCAGCACGAAGGGCAAAGCGAATAAGAAAAAGGCGGATGCCGGCGACGCCCCGGGCACGGTAAAGGCGCACACGCGTCACATGAATATCCCCAAGCGGCAATTCATGGGCTATTCTCGAGACATGGCCGACCGCATCAAAAAGCGTCTCGATGAGGCCATCGATGGCATACTGTAATCAAATAGAATAGAGGCAATGAATAAGGAACTGTTTATCGCTTTATGCGACCGAATCGGGCAGTGTGTGCCTGAGATTCGTTTTATAGACTTCGACCGCGGGCAGCTGAGCGCATCCAGCGAACGCCCGCCCGTGGAATGGCCTTGCTGTCTGCTGAGTATCGACTACACGAATTGCCGTGACCTTGCCGTGGAAGTGAATACGCAATTGGTGATGGCCGACATCACCCTACGCGTGGCCTTTCCGCCGGCTGGCGAAACGCACAATCACGCCCCTGAAAAGGTGCGCGACATGGCCCTGCAAATGCTCGACACGGTGGAAAAGCTACACGATGCCCTCCAAGGTGAGACGCTGGGCGATACGGTTTCCGCCCTCAGCCGCAGCCGTGCCACAATGCAGACACGCAGCAATAAGATCGTCGTGTTCAATCTGATCTACTCGACGACCTTCCAAGAAGTAAAGTAGACGATCAAAAGGGGCGAAAATGCCCCCTTTCGAGGTGTGAAAGGGATACAAAAAACGGGGCGCGAAAAACACGTCCCGTTTTTGTACTTTTTGATTGGAAACCTTGTACTTTTTGATTGGCGGATTATACGTGTTGCAGCATATTGAATGTCATTGGTTCCGTCTCCATCTAAATCGAGGGGAGAAGAATCATAATATCCTTCGTTATGATGCCGATCTAACCCAGGATCCGTTCCGTCTGACATCAATACGTGCGACAAGAAGTCGTGTAAGTAATTGTCTAACAATTAAATGAAGTAACAAATGTCATTAAAGTCAGATTAAACCTATTGTTCCGTCAATAGTAGCCTACGGTCACGTGCGTCGCTCAAAAGGCGGGGTGCGAAGCTGGCCGGACAAAGTAGCCCTTCCGCAAGGAGGAGCCTGAACCGCGAGGGAACGGCAACTGCTCTTAGCACAAAAGAGCTGGGGAGCGAGGCTGGGCGGTATGGTTAGCACAAGCGAACTGTTATAAGCGTCGTAATGTATGAACAAGCCAAAGTTGCTGATAGGCTTGAACCAAAAAGGTAACGCAGTCGGATAACCCCTTGTATTGTGGGGTTACACGGACAAAGCACTGCCGGCGCAATGGACAGAACCTACCCCGCTCATTTGTTACTTACACGAAACTTGGTAAGCCCGTATCTCTCCTGCCTATGGGCAGGTAAGCCGACCGCAAGGAAGACCGAATGGGGTGCGGGTATGGGAACGCAGAAAAAGCGAATGCCGTCCTGTAACGGGGCGGATAGGAGTTTCAACGTTACTCCGCCGCGAAAGCGGGCAGACTTCTGCAAAGTAACTCTTTACAAGAAACTATGTAGAACTTTCAAAAAGAAGGAATGCAAATGAACGAGATTAACTTATCGTGTGCACCTGCTGACCGTAGGCAGTGGAACAACTGGACCGACATTGATTGGGTCAGATGCGAAACTGCGGTTCAGAAGCTGCAAGGACGTATTGTAAAGGCTCAGAGAGAAGGTCGTCCGGGCAAGGTTAAAGCCTTGCAATGGACACTGACCCATTCGTTTTACGCCAAAGCATTGGCAGTCAAGCGAGTTACCTCTAACAAAGGTAAGAACACTGCGGGAGTGGATAAAGTTCTCTGGACTACTCCCAACGCAAAAATGGGTGCAATCGCCAACCTGAAAAGGCGTGGCTACAACCCGCAACCGTTACGAAGGGTACATATCAAGAAGAGTAACGGCAAACTCCGTCCGTTAGGAATACCCACGATGAAAGACAGGGCTATGCAGGCGTTATACCTGATGGCACTAAACCCAGTGGCAGAAACTACCGCCGACAGGCACTCTTACGGTTTCCGTAAGGAAAGGTGTACGGTCGATGCGATAGAACAATGCTTTACGGTACTTTCAAAAGGGGTGTCTCCGCAATGGATACTCGAAGGGGACATCAAAGGTTGTTTCGATCACATCAGTCATGAATGGTTGCTCGACAATATCCCTATGGATAAGGTCATGCTTCGCAAATGGCTGGAAAGTGGATTTGTATTCAACCGACAACTATTCCCCACCGAGGAAGGAACGCCGCAGGGCGGTATTATATCGCCTACTCTCGCTAATATGGCACTTGACGGCCTGCAAGCTATGCTTGCGGAAAAGTTCAAGCTAAGACGTATCAACAAGGGGTATTTCAACCCTATGGTAAATCTTGTGCGTTACGCAGACGATTTCATTATTACCTGTTCCGACAGGGAAACATTGGAATCGCTAATCAAACCCGCAGTAAGCGAGTTTCTTCAAGCAAGGGGGCTTACCCTATCAGAAGAAAAGACGAAGGTTACTCACATCGAGGTAGGATTTGATTTTCTGGGTTTCAATATCAGGAAATACAAAGGTACGCTGCTTATTAAGCCGTCAAAGAAGAATGTTAAGGAGTTTCTTGCCAAAATTAAAGGCATTATTCGTAAGAATCAAGCTATTAGGCAGGACAAACTTATCGGACTTCTAAATCCTTTCATAACTGGTTGGGGCAACTATTACAAAGGTTGCGTAGCCGCCAAAACATTCAAGAACGCAGACGCACAAATCTTCTACAAACTGTGGGCGTGGGCATTACGCCGCCACCGCCACAAGGGAAAGAACTGGGTTTACAACAAGTATTTTTCTGTCGAAGAAAGGCCGGGCGTGGACATTCGGTACGACACTGAAGAACAACGGGAAGACATTCCCGTACACACTGAAGTATCTATCCGACATTGA